CTTATTGATGAAGAGACTTATCTTGATAGAGAAAATCAATTGACTGAAAAATATAGAAAGAAAAAAGCGGAGATTGATAAAAAGTATTCTAACATTGCAAAGGATCAAGCTCTCAAGGATCGCATGGATATTATTGAAAATATTCAGAAGGCTTTGGATACTGCTCAGAAATATTTTGATGAGGTTAAAAAACTCAATGAGATCATCAATCAAATGGATCAAAACAGATTGGATCGGATTGCAGCAAACAGAGATGCTGATCTTGCCAATCTTGATAAAAATTTAAAGGCTCAACTCAATCAAGAAGGATTGACAGCGGATCAGAAAAAACAGATTGAGGAAAACTTTGCAAGGCAAAAATATCAGATTGAACTAAAGGCCTATCAAGATGAAGAGAAAATCAAGAAGGCACAGTTCTTAAGAGACAAAGCCATTAAGATTGGACAGATCGCAATGGATACGGCAAGTGGTGTGATGAAGGCTGTTGCTGCCTCTCCACTTACTTTTGGTGCTCCATGGTCGGCGTTCACTGCTGCTCTTGGAATAGCACAGGCGGCTGTTGTTGCAAGTCAACAATATAAGTCAGGCACAATGCCAAGTGCTCCACAATTATCTGGAGGAGGAGGAGATGCTGGTGCTGGATCAAGTTCATTCACTGCCAACACCAACACACAACAAACGGATCTAACAACGTTGATGCAAGGTCAAGGTGGCAATATGCAAACAACTCAAGTTGTTGTATTGGAGTCTGACATCACATCAACTCAAGGTAAGGTACAAGTGCAAGAGGCTAAGAGTACGTTTTAATCCATTCAGATCTGGAGGTATTAAAGAAGCCATCACCAGTTGAGAAACATCCTTGCAAGGTGATCAATTCTTTTGCCTTATCAATTGATGGCACAGATACCTTGCAATTAAATCCATCCTTTGAAGGAACTTTGTACACATTACAATAGATTGACTTAATGAAATGGTTGTCATTGTGCCAGTTGATGTTGTCAAATAGATCAATCAATTTTTGACTGTTCATCATCACTGGTGTATGTGTCTCAAAATTATAAGCTGTAAAATTATTATGCTTTAAAAACTCAAGAGTATTCTGTTGAGCAACCTGAGTATGTGGTGGATGTTGTGGATTGACAATAATTGATCCCATGTTTATGGCTACATGTGGCTGCCATATCTTTGTGATGAAAAAGTCTTTGTTCATATAGATGAAATCACCACCAACCTTCTTTGCAAAAGTAAGGATTCTATTGGTCACATCACATCCTCTGATATTATTGTGTTGAGTGCATGGCAGATTATTGATTCCATCAATGGCTTTGCCAACTGTCCATATCTGAGCATTGGGATAAACCAATCTCAACCATCTTATTGATTGAGTGATTTCAAAGTCAGACTCTGCCTTGCTGTGGTATGGATAAACGAAAACCATTTCGAACAAATTTACATAATATTTATGATTAGAGAATTACCTCTTTATGATATTGTCATTGATCTTGATGATCCAGAAACAACAGTATCATTCAATTCATTGGTAGCCAATCCAGCACATGAGAAATCATTTGAGACATTCAGCAAAAAGATTGCTTATCAATTCAATGATGAGGAGCAAGTCATCACTGGAGTTGCTATATCTGCAGATACTCCCATATATCGAAGAGATCCTCAGACTAATGAAGAGTATTATGTGAACTTTTCAAAACAAGCAATCAAGGATATTGTATTTGACTATGCTCGCAGAGATAATTTCAACAATGTAAATCTTGAGCATGACAGCAAGAGAGTGGTTGATGGAATCTATATGATCATGAGTTACATCATTGATGAGGCAAAAGGATTCACAGCTCCAGAAAGATTCAACAAAGAGAATGATGGATCATGGATTGTGAGTTACAAAGTAACCAACAAGGATGTATATGAGGCAGCCAAGGCTGGAATGTTTACTGGCTTCTCAATTGAGGGTGTATTCCAATTGCTTGAGACTGGCAAAGGATGGGAGCATGAATTTGCTTACATTTATCAAGAGCTGAAATCAGTACAGGAATACATAAGATTTTACAATGACTATCCAGAAGCTGTGAGCAACAATGCTAAGAAAGGAATTGAGCTCAACCAAAAGTATGGAAATAAATGTGCCACAAGAGTTGGCAGATTAAGAGCAACGACTTTGGCAAACAAGCAAACAGTATCTGTAGCCATCATCAAGAGGATGTATTCATATCTGTCAAGAGCAGAGGAGTATTATAATCCAGATGACAATTCAGCATGTGGAACAATCTCATATTTATTATGGGGTGGACTTGCTGGAAAGAGATGGGCAGAGGCTAAGCTCAAAGAGTTAGGTATTTTCGAACAATAAATTATAATAAACATGAACAAAGAATTACAAACTATTAAGGAATTGATTGCTGAAATGAAAGCACAATTCTCAAAAAGCGTTGAAAAATTTGATGAGGCTGTTCTGGCTGATGGCACAACTGTGATAGAGTATGAAGCTCTTGAGATTGGTATGCCAGTTTTTGTTGTTGCTGATGGCGAAAGAATACCTGCTCCAGAAGGAACTCATTCATTGTCTGGTGATCTTGCTGGTGTATCAATTGTTGTTGATGCAGAAGGGATCATTGTTGAGGTGATTGATGAGAGAATGAATGAAGGCGATGGTGAGGTTGCTGTGGAAGAGACAAGTGCAGAAACTATGAGTGCAGAGCAAGTTGAATCAATAGTGAATGCAAAACTTGAGGCATTCAGTAAGGCTGTCGAAGGCTTGGCTGAAATGACTAAGGCTATTGCAGAAAATAACGCAACATTGGTTAATGAGTTGACATCATTGAAAAGTGAATTCGAGGCTTTCAAGGCTCAACCATCAGTAGAAACCAAAGAGGCTGAGAAATTCAGTAAGGTTGGCAACCTGACAGCCAGACAACTATTTTTAAAAAATTCTAAAGTATAAATAAAATGTCATTAAAAAAGTACCTTAAAGGCAAATTTGACTGGGATGTTTCTGGTCTTGCCGCTTATGTTGATGAGCAAAGAGAAGATTTAATTGTTAAATCGGTTACTGAGGCTCGCACATTGCAATACATTACAATTCAACAAGGGATCAAAGGATCTCAAGAATTGAAGTTAATGGATGATTCAATCATCTATCAAGATGGTGATTGCACAATGACTCCAGATGGAGATACAGTATTCACTGATCGTGCAATTGCAGTTGAGACTCTTGGATATATGAAATCTTTCTGTCAAAAAGACCTTGATGGTTTTTGGACTCAGTTAGGATTACGTCCAGGTGCAATGGCAGAAGATAAGACTCTTCCATTTGAGCAACAAATAATCAACTACTTATTGCAATTACATTCATTCGAATTGGATAAATTAATCTGGAAAGGGAACAAAGTTTCTGGATCTGGTAACTTATCTAAAATGAATGGATTCCGTCAATTCCTTACAACTGCAAATGGTTGTGTAAATTTGAACACATCATCAACTGCATCAATCTCAGCATCTAATGCTTTTGATGTATTCTATGAGTGTTTCATTAACACACCAGCAAATGTTGCTGAGGCTTCTGATTTCATTTGTTTCACAGGACGTGAGAATTTTAATTTCATTACTAAGAACTTAGTTGATGACAATTTATTCCACTACAATCCTGCTGCTCTTGGTGATTTGAATGAGTTAGTATTGCCAGGAACTAACATGAGAATTGTTAAAGTAAACGGATTGAATGGCCTTGATAACATCTACACTGGTCGTGCGTCTCACTTTGTATTCGGAACTGACTTATCATCTGACTTTGAGAACTTTGATTTATGGTATTCTCAAGATGATGATGTTATCTATTTACGTTCTAAGTTCAGATCAGGTGTCCAAGTACCTTTCTTGGATCAGATCGGAGTGTGGAACGGAACAGGTTCGCCTAACTAAAAATCAATAAGGGAGGGGGTAACTCCTCCCATTTTATAAACATTAAAAAAAACTAAGAACAATGGCTTGTAATATGACAACCGGATACAATGACAGAACTTGTACCAATGGAAAAGGTGGTATCAAATCTGTTATGATATTTCCTTTGGGAAATGTTTCTGCATCCACAATTGTTGACAACGAGATCACTGCTCTGACTGTTACAGGTGAAGTGTTTTTATATAAGTTGAAATCCAACTTATCAAGTTACACAGCACCAATCCGAGTGAATAAAGGAAATGGAACTCTTTGGTATGAACAAACGTTGACAATGATATTGGCTTCGGATACAAAAGAATTGCGTTCTGAGATTCATTTATTAGGTCAGAATGAGTGTGTTGCAATTGTTGAGAAGGCAGATGGAACTACTGTTGCTCTTGGATTCGGTGAAGGCCTTCAAATTGCTGAGGCTTCCGCGTATGGATCTGGAGTATTGAAATCTGACAGATTAGGTCATGATATCATCATGGGTGGATTGGAAAATGATCCAGTTCCAGATGTTGATTCTGCTGTTTATGCTTCATTATTAGCACAGCAATCACCATCAATTTAAGAATTGAATAAACTCTTATCATAAAGGGAGGGCAGTGTCCCTCCTTTTTTTGTATATTTGAATCATGGAGATACTAAAAAAATACATCGGCTCAATGCAATGGTCACCATTACTAAGTAAATGGATATCAATTGAGAGAGGCAAAGAGGATTTTTACATAAAGATTGGACTCTTGCACATATTTGAGAAACGTAAACCAAAACTAATTAAAGATGCTAAGATTAGAGAAGAACTCAACCTCAACAATGATAGTGACAGTGACAGAACTGACAACAGTGAGTCCGGTCCATTACCTATTTGAGTTTGAGCATGAGCAATCTTTCTTGAAATATTACTGCATTCTGCCAAATATCAGTTCATCAATCACAAGATATGATGAGTTTGAATTGACTGATGGTGTGGATGTTACCTTTGATTATGATGGTTACTACACATATAGAATATATCAGCAAACATCCGCTGTCAATTTAGATCCAGATTTATCTGATGGATTGGTTGAGGAGGGCAGGGCTCATGTTTATGTCCAGGACTCACCATCAAATGAATTCTCAACCAATATAACATTTAACATATATGAATAAGAAACTTGAAACAATGTCATTCAGAAAGGATTTTGTCCTTCCTATTGAAGAGCAAGATAGAATGCTTGGCTTTATTAAGTGGGGAAAAAAGAATGACTATCCATATTTTCTGATTGATCTTTACAATGGATCAGCCTGGCACCAAGGTATAATAAAGAATAAAACTCACTACATTGCTGGTGGAGGGATTGAAGTTGTCTCTGGTGAACTTGCAAGATTCATTGCAAATCCTTATTCAGACTTTAACATGAATGAGATTGTTGAACAATTGGCATTCGATTATGAGTTGTTTGGTGCATTCGCAGTAAAAGGAACTTGGAACAAAGAAGGCACCAGGGTTGCATTGTGGGAATACATTCCAATTGACATGATCAGA